GCCAGGCAAGAGCGCGTTAAACGTCAGGACTTTAGCCAGGCCCGCAAGCTACGCAAATTAGCCGATCAGATGTTAGCCAGCGCGCCCAAATTTATTGAAGCACATACCACTATCCAGCAGCGCGCCGACGGCACGATCCGCGAGATAACCAGCATTGAGCTAAAAGCCGAATTAATGCTAAAGGCCATCGACACGGCCAGCAAGCTACAACGCCAAGCCACCGGATTAGATACACCGGGCCGAGTCCGGGTGACGCTTGAATACAGCCAGTTAGAGGCCGAACTAGCCAAACGCGGGATAGACATTGCCACCGCATTAACCGCAATGCTTGACGAATTGAAGGCCAACGAAGCCGCCGCCGCAAATGATGACGCTTGACATTAAAACGCTTGCCCGTACCAGTTTACAAAAGGCCAACGCGTTAAAGCCGTTGCCACCCCCGGACAATTCCAATGTAGTCCAGTGGATACAACGTTATTTTTACGTGCCAGAACTTAATGGGCCGATTGTCCTATACCCCCACCAGATAGCCGCGTTAACTGAAGCATTCAAGACCGACGCCAACGGCCTATTATTATACGATTTGGTGCTATGGTCGGACATCAAGAAAAGCGCCAAAAGCACCATAGCGGGAGCCGTAGTGTTGTACCGCGCCATGCACACCCCCCGCGGCAAATTTAGAATTGTAGCCAATGACTTAAAGCAGGCAGCTAGCCGAGTATTCGAGGCAATCACGCTATGCCTTGAACTCAATCCCAAGATCGGCGCGCAATTCAGCAGTACAAAATACATGCTAACCCACTTGCCGACCGGAAGCACAATAGAAGCCGTTCCAGTGGATCCGAAAGGCGAAGCGGGCGGCGGTGACGACATGGTAGAGTTTACCGAATTGCACAGCGCCGACAATGAAGCCGCGCGCAAGATGTGGACAGAAACGACGCTAAGCCCGTTAAAGCATGGCCGATCCCAGCGATGGATCGACACTTACGCAGGCTTTAGCGGTGAAAGCCCGATCCTTGAGCCACTCTATCAGGAAGTCATTCAGCCCGAAAACCGTCTAGACAGCCCTTACCCATTTTATGCTAAAGGCCGTGTGTTCTCAATGTGGAACACCGAGCCGCGCCTACCCTGGCAAACGCCAGAATACTATGCAAGCGAGGCCGTGGCACTGCTGGGCAACGAATTTAGACGCGTACACAAAAACGAATGGACGAGCAGCGTACAATCGTTTATACAAATCGAATGGTGGGACGCTTGCCGCGTTGACCACTTGCCACCGCTGGGCAACAGTGAAATTGTAATAGCCCTTGACGCCGCCGTTAGCAATGACTGTTTTGCCCTGGTCGCGCTCAGCAGACACGGAGAGTTAACCGCCGTGCGCTATGCCCGCCAGTGGACGCCGCTAAACGGCAAAATCATATACCGCAACATTGCCGATCCCGACGATCCCGACTACCCCGAAGGCGTGTTAAGGTGGCTTTGCAAAATGTACAACGTTGTAATCGTGACTTATGACCCGTTTCAGTTATATTCACTATGTTCTGATCTTGCGCAGGAAGGCATAGCGGCATTTGAATCATTTAATCAGGGAACGCCGCGACTTATAGCCGATAAAGCCCTATACGACTCTATTCGAGACAGACGAATAATGCATGACGGCAACATGAAAGATTTACGCGAACATTTGATAAATGCCAATAGCACGGCTGAGGATAAATCTAGTTTACGCATTGTAAAACGCGCGCCCATGATGAAAATCGATCTTGCGGTTGCCTTGTCTATGGCCCTTGATCGCGCAATGTGGTACTTACCAGAGTAAGTTATAATATAACCAACAAAAAAGCCGATCACGATGCTAGTAACATCTATCGGCACTATGCAAAGGACTGCACAGCCATGAACAGCCTATCACAATCGCCAGGAATATACAAAATCGTGTGCGTTCAAACAGGAAAAATATATGTAGGAAGCACCGTTAATCTGAGAAAACGTTGGTACGAACATCGTGGAGCTTTACGCGCAAATAGACACGACAACCGACATCTACAAAGCGCGTGGAACAAATACGGAGAATCATCTTTTTATTTCGAGATAATAGAATATGTTATGCCGTTTGCATTGCTTATCCGTGAACAATGGTGGCTTGACCATCTTAAACCATATGACAAGCAAGGATATAACATAACCAAACACGCCGAGTCGCCAGGATTGAATCCCTCAGCAGAAACGCGCCGACTAATTAGCATTGCAGGAAAAGGTAAACCACATACAGCAGAACACAGCGCCAACATAAGTACAGCGCTTAAAGGACATGAAGTGTCAACCGAGACACGCGCTAAAATCAGTAATGCACATAAAGGAAAACGCCAATCAACCGAGTCAATTCAAAAAACCCAGGCCGCAAATTCACAACGTTGGATAGTTACCGATCCCCAGGGAAACGAAAGCCAGATTTTTAACTTAAATCAATTTTGTCGAGAAAACAATCTTAATTCAAGCTGTATGTGCAACGTAGCGCAAGGAGTTTATTCTCAGTACAAAGGCTGGAAGTGCCAACGTGCATGAAAAAAGGCGCAAAGCCGTTAGAGGCCACTTTTGCGGTTGCGTCCTGGTGTGTTGTCTATTGTCTAGATCACCGAGGCAACGCGCCGAGCGTAAGCGAAATAGCCGACCACTTTAATATCACCCGCAGCTATGCCGCCAAGCTGATCGAACGCTTATATAAATACGGAATAGCCGAACGCGTAGACAACAAATTGCAGATCGTCGGAGGCCAGTATATCCCGCCCGCCTGGTATATTCAGAACATCAAGCCCCCACTAGCCGCCACCGACCAAACCGACAACGCGCGGCGAAACCATCACATTATCAGGCCACGCGCCAAGCCCTAAATCAGAGACAAATGTACCCATATGCAAAACGCCAGAACCCGTTAAGATAAAATCAAAGGATTAGCAATGCCGACCGACGCGACCATTGAAACGAACGTATTAGACGAACTAAAGCAGGATTCGATCCAGGCCCGCGCCCGCCCCTCACCTTGGGACAGCAGCAGCGCGCCCGGCATCGGCCCCGGCTACGGTGGCGACTGGATTGGCGCGGGCAGCGGTTCGCTATACCTTGGCTTGCAGCAGGCCGCCGACGAGATCCGCCAATGGTCCTATTATCCAATGTTGCGCGATAGACAGTTACGCGCATTGTGGAAAACTGAAGCCATCCTATCGGGCGGCATTTATTCATTTAGCGCGCGTATATCAGCACTACCCGCCGAAATCGACGGGCCACCCCGCAGCAAGAAAAAAGCCGGGGAAATGCTACACGCGCTGGATATGCAAAAATTAGTTATTGACATGCTGACCACTGATAACGGGTTCTTTATTGAACGCGTTGGCCCAGGCCGAGCCGACCGACCACTTAACCCGAAACTGGTTAGCTATTTATCGACGATGGACAGCGCCCAGGTTTGGCGCACGTTCGATCCAGAGTTTCCAGCCATCTATATCAACCCCTATACCGGCGCCTATCACAAGATACACTACAGCCGAATCATTAGCGGTTCGTCGTGTCCACAGCCGGACGAACTGGCGCGCGGTATCGGATTTTGTGCCGTGTCCCGTGCCTTACGTTTTGTGCAAATTGAACGCGATATAGAAATATTCAAGCATGAAAAGGTAGGCGGACGCTTTACGCGCGCACTGGGCACCGTGTCAGGCATGACGCCGAAACAGTTTAACGACAATATCAAAGCAGCACAGGAGTTAAACGATAGCCAGGGCTTTACCCGTTATAGCGGTATTCCGTGGCTCATTGCCGTTAACCAGGAAGTTAAAGCCAACATTTTAGATCTGGCCAGCTTGCCGGACGGTTTTAACGCTGAAAAAGATACAGAAACTTATGTAAAGGTTTTGGCGCTGGCATTTGGCACCGACGCCCGCGAGTTCTGGCCAGGTCAGGGCAGCGGCGCAGGCAAAGCCGATGCAACCGTACAACACGAAAAAGCCAGAGGCAAAGGCATAGCCGACGTTACCAGCACCATAGAGCGCGCCCTTAACTGGGGCGTATTGGATGCGCTTGGGTGCAAGGTCGAGTTTGACTACACCGACGACGCCGAGCAGATGGCCGAGTCACAGTACCACTTCCAATTAATCACCAACGTGGCCACGATGCAGCAAGCGGGCAACATCAGCGCCGCCCAGGGTACCGCGATCCTGATTAATAAAGGCGTGATTGACCCAGAAGTTATCGAAAACGTGGCCGAAGCCGAAGACGCCGAAAGCGCCGACACTGAAGCGCCATATGATCCGCAGCAGATACCAGTACAGCAAGCGCCAGCGCCAGCCGAGCAGCCCCCGCCGCAATTGGCCAAGCCGCCCGCCGCCGCGCCCGCCGGAATTAGCACGCCGCCCGGAGGCATTAAGCCGCCGCCGCCCAAGCCCGCCGCACCAGGCCAGCCC